GATGGATTTAAATACATCCTAGGTCAAAAGCTCTAGACCCCAGTACCTTAATAGGGTACTTACTTCTAGAGTCTCCTTGAGATTAACTCAGGAGCGGGTAACCGATAAGGATTAGCTACAAAGCTTCACCATCTACAATATTCCTTAACGAAGGATAGTGCTTTAAAATTGAAGCACGATCCCTTAGTGAAGATATTATAGTGAGTGTTGCTCTAACTTTTAAGTTTGATTCTGTTTTATAAAACACACGATCATCCCAAGGGATGGCCATGGTTTTTAATAAAATCGGTCAATCAGAAAACTTAGCAGCTTTCTTCGTCAGGTTCAGATACAATTCTTCAATTCCTGAATAAGCATTCAGGATTGGAAGACTTTGTATCAACGCCCAACCTTGTTCGAATTGATTATCGGGTAAACCAGTTAATTTCTCTACAAGAGAAATTGATAAAGGACCTAAACCAACACACTTTCGTTTAGAAGGTTTGTTGATAAAAGATCCAGGGTTACTGTTTGCGAATTCCTCAACCATGATGTTCTCTAGTATGCTTTTGCATTCTATAGGACCAAGTGGGGGGGAAAAGGTGTAGCCTAGCTTCTCCAGAACTGAATTCAGTTCTGAACAGGATAGGGACCCATTGATTATTTTAATAATCAATTCGGAAACAAATGATTTGACTTCTATCTCCTTCTTGATGGAAGAAGGTAGAGATCGAACCATTCCATAATACATTCGAACAGCAACAGGAATTCCATGCAAAAAGGAAAAACCCTTTTCCGAACACTGGATCAATAAATTTGTTAGTAAATAATAATATTTACCTTCATTTTTAAGAGCAGATATAGGAAAATGAGTCACTTCTGAACCCTTCCAGAATAAGCGTTTAGCAAATTCTAAGAAGTGAGGAGAAGAGAATGTTTTAATAGGAGAAAATTCAACTCCTAATGAAACAATTACCTCTTTATATAGAAGAGCGACTGCATCATTTTTAATAACGATATCATCACCAAGTAGACAATAAGGTAAAGATTTTCAATCAATACCCAATTGTTTACAACAGTAAAAGATAACGTAATGATGTGCGAGTGCAAAAGAAGCGAATGATGAGTAAGCACCCATAGGGTTACCGACTGAGTAAGATATCATCTTGCCGTCGATAACAAAAGGGTACTTAACCATTAATCGTTCTCAAGCACTAACATACCATGATGGCAGTACGCCTCTAAGAACCTCCGCTTCCAAACGAATCGGGAAACGGTCTGTAGCTGAAGAAAGATCAATAGAATGGAATAAACTTCCATTTGATTGAACCTCCTCAGTTAAGATTAGATCCTTAAAGCTCGATTGCTTAAAGGTTACATCCTGACGGATTTTCCGAAGAATTCGGTAAATATAAGAATGCAAAGGACGAAGACTACTTTGACTAAAGTAATCTAAGATCGCAATGGTTCTTATTTTCACCTCTTTATCAGCGAAGGAACATAATCTACGGAGAGGGGATGGAATCAAATCCATTAACCCTAACGTTAAAATTATTTCCTTTGATGACAAAAGAAGGTCAAGTTTCTCCCTCATCTTAGGACCCCCGACTAATTTAATATCTTCCGCCATATCTGGCGGTAAAGAATATAAATCAGAAAGGGAAGTCCAAAGGGCATTTCCATGTTTAGTGGAAATTGGCCCAGAGGCAGTACTTAACTTGAATCTTTGAAAATTCAAACAAGATGGAACCTTAGTTGGTTGAGTGTACCCCAGCTCTTTTCAGAATTCAAGGATCCATTTACCAATTGCGACAGGATACTCACATTTGAGTCCTGCTACAATAGGTGTGGTGTCAACCACAAGATCCTTTGAAGAAAGAAAAGTAGACCTTC